GGTAAAGCTCTTAAAACAAGAGGTGTTGGTATGGAACAGCCTCATACAGAAACAGTTAAAACTTTAAACGGTGATGTTTTTGTGGGAGATGTAAAAGTTGGAGATAAATTAATAGGAATTGATGGTAAAGAAACTGAAGTTGTAGAGATATTTCCACAAGGATTAAAAGATGTTTATGAAGTTTCTTTAATGGATGGAAGAATTGTTAGATGTGGTCTTGATCATTTATGGTATGTTAGTAAAAATGGAGGAAAACCAAAACCTATAAAGTTATCAGATATGATAAATGAAGGTCTTACTTATAATATAAATTCTAATAAAAATGTAGGATATAAATTTAAAATACCTAAATTAACTTCAGTAAACTATTCAACAAAAGACTTACCTATTGATCCTTATGTGTTAGGTGCTCTATTGGGTGATGGAACACTAACAACTACATCTTTAAAAATTGCTACAAATGATATATTTATTGTAAACGAATTTGAAAAAAGATTACCTGATTGCATTTTAACAAGAGATAAATCTAATAATAATTATGTAATTTCAGATTTAAATAGATTTAACAATAATTTGTATAATAAAGATTATAAAAATTCTAAATATGGAATAAATAAAATAAAAAGAGATATTGAATTATTAGGACTAAATATAACAACTGATAAAAAGTTGATACCTGAAATATATTTAAAGGGAGATCGTCACCAAAGATTAGAACTATTACAAGGATTAATGGATACCGATGGTAGTGTGAGTAAAGATGGATTTATTGAATTTTCAAATTCAAATAAAAGATTAATTCAAGATGTAGCTTCATTATGTAGAAGTTTAGGAATTAAAGCTCGAATTGGTAATGGTAGACCTCCTCATAAAAAAATAATAAAAAATAAAGAATGTAATATTAAACAAGAATATCGACTATATATTTCAACAAATGAAGTGATTTTTAAATTACCAAGAAAAATTAGTAGATGTCGAATTAAAAAAATATATAACGAGTATCCAATAGTAAATATTCGTAAATTAGATTATCAAGAAGAATCATCTTGTTTTTTAGTCGATAATGACACACATACTTATTTAACTGGAGACTATGTACCAACGCATAACAGTTTTAAACTTGCCTCAATGTCACCAAGAAACATGTTTATATTTCCAGGAACAGGTAATACAAATACTCACCTAGCATCAGATAAATCATTCTTGTCTGGAGATAAAGGAATATGGGGTAAAATTCTAGATACATTAGACTGGATAGGTGAACATACACCACTACCTAGAATGCGTATTGTTGATGGTAAGAGATCGATGGAAGTTCAGTTAGGTCACATGGATAAATATGGAGCACGTAAAGGACTATTATCATCTGTTGCAGGTGTATCATTAAAAGATAATCCTGATAAGGCCAGAGGACTACGTGGTGTCTTAGTACACTATGAAGAAGACGGATTGTTTCCTAATCTTGAAAAAGCATGGAATATTAACAGAAAGGCCTTTGAAGATGGTAACAGTGTATTCGGAATGATGTTTGCTGCAGGTACAGGTGGGGTAGAAGGTGGTTCTTTTATTGGTTCTGAGAAACTATTTTACAAACCTAAAGCTTATAACATATATGGATTACCTAATGTCTTCGATAAGAATGCGGATGGTTCATCTGTATGTGGATTCTTTTGGGGTTCTTATTTAAATCGTGAACAATGTTACGATGTTCATACTGGAGAACCAGATGTTATCAAAGCAATGATTGAAATCTTGAATGATAGATACATTGTAAAATATAATTCACCAGACCCACAAGCAATTACTCAAAAGAAAGCTGAAGAGCCAATAACACCTCAAGAAGCAATCATGCGCACACAAGGAACAATGTTTCCTGTTGCAGATTTGAAAGAATATCTTGAAAGAATTAAAGTTCGTGAAGAACAATTTTTATCAGAACATTTTGTTGGTGAATTAGTATATGATGAAACAGGTAAAGTAAAATTTAAAACAAATTCTAATATTGCTCCAATAAGAAGCTATAAGGTTGAGAGTGGTAGTAATAGAGAAGGTGCTGTTGAAATATTTGAAATGCCTAAACGTACTAGTACAGGACAAGTGATGAAAAATCGTTATATTGCAGGAATTGATACAATTGATGCAGATGAAGGTGAATCGTTATTTTCCATCTTAATATTAGATACGTTTACAGATAGAATTGTTGCGGAATATACAGGAAGACCTAGATTAGCAAGTGCTGCATATGAAATATCATTAAGATTACTAATGTATTACGAAGCTACAGCTAACTATGAAAAAAACTTAAAAGGTTTGTTTTCTTATTATAGTAATAAAAACAAATTACACTATCTAGCAGATACTCCTCAAATATTAAGAGATATGGAACTTATATCTGATAAATTAGGATATGGTAATAACGCACATCCTTATAGTGAAACAGTATTTACGCCAAATGGTAAAAAATTATGGAAAGATATTAAAGTAGGAGATTTGTTATTTGGTACTAATGGTAAAACAACAAAAGTTTTAGATATTCCTTTTGACGATATTACAAATGTTTATGAAATAACATTAAGAGATGGAAGAAAAGTTAAAGCATCTTCGAATCATTTATGGAATGTTATAGATTATAATAATATAAAAAAAACATTATCTACTAAAGAATTACAAAATAATTTATTTAGAATTAAGAAAAACGGATATAATGATTTAAAATATTTTATTGAAAATCATAAATATGTTAATTATAAAAAACAAAAGACTGAAATAGATCCGTATACGTTAGGATTACTTCTTGGAGACGGATCGCTAACAAAAAATAATGTTAGTAAAAACACGGTAACATTTATCTCAGCATTAGAAGATTTAGATGTTTACAAAAGTATTGTTCCGTATGAGTTTACAAAACCTTCTGATGATAGACATATTTATATAAGAATACCAAATATACGATCATCTTTAAAAAATCTTTCGTTATTTGACACCAATTCAAGAACTAAATTTATTCCTGAAAATTTTAAATATAACAATTATGAAACAAGATTAAATATATTAAAAGGATTAATGGATACTGACGGTAGTGTCACAATACAAGGAAATCCTTCATATACAACAACATCTAAAAGATTAGCTGATGATATATTAGAAGTAGCGAGAAGTTTAGGAATAAACGGTAATATTAATATTTCTGAAAATAAGTTTGGATTTGTTTATAATGTATTATTTTATACAATAGAAAAAATATTTAATCTTCCTCGCAAATATAATAAACAAAAATTAACAAAAAATCGTAATAAAAAAACAGGTATTGTTGATATAAAATTAGTAGGCAAAGAATTTTCTAAATGTGTCACTGTTGATTCAGATGATCATTGTTATCTAATAGGGGATTATATTAAAACACACAACAGTAAAGGAACACATGCTACAGCAGGTATAAATGCATTTGGTAGAAGCTTACAAGCAGACTGGATGAATACCGAACTTGAAACTGAAGATGAAAAAGAGCATGTATTAAATTTACATAAAATAAGAAGCTTAGGTTATTTAGAAGAAGCAATCTCATGGAATTCTGATGGAAACTTTGACAGAATCTCAGCAGGTGGTATGTTATTTATATATCGTGAAGAAATATTACGTAGAATAACAAGTTCTAAAGCTAATCAAGAAGCTGTAAATAATAAATTAGCAAATGATAAATTCTTTGCTAAAAACTATAAACAACAAAATAGCTATACGAAGATGTCAGAAATACCAACTTTTAAATATGATTTAGACATTTAAAATAAAATTTCATTATCTTTGTAAATTAAACTTAATTCATGATTCCACAATATAATAAAAATAGACCTCCACAAAAAATTCCATTTGCGAAAAAAACAAAAAAGTGGAGGATTGATAATATAGACTTTGGTGAAAAGTTCTCATTTTATAACAATGAGGAAACAAGAAGTGATTTGAAAAGAAAGATTCGTAATTTTAATCTATATAACGGTATCACTGATATTGAAGATATGGTTAATGTTGTGAATCCTCATAGTATTGAGGCTGATTTTATTCCAAATTCAATACCACACGTACCTATATTAGTACCTAAAATTGACTTATTAGTAGGTGAAGAAATTAAACGTAGATTTGATTTTAAATTAATCACCACTAATCAGGATGCAATTTCTCAAAAAGAAGAAGAAGTTAAAGGGTATCTTAATGAACAACTTACGCAGTTAGTTAAATCTAAATATAAAGATGAAGAGCTTCAAAAAAAACTTGAAGAACTTAACTCATTTATAAGACTGTCGTGGTCAGATGCTAGAGAAAAACTAGCTTCTACTATTTTAAAGCATTACTGGGAAGCATTAGATATGAAATCTATATTTTCAGAAGGTTTTAAACATGCTTTAATTGTTGGTGAAGAAACATATCAAATTGAAACATTACATGGAGAACCAACACTAACCTTACTAAATCCATTAAAAGTTCATACAATACAGTCAGGTAATTCTGATAAAATTGAAGATTCTCAATTAATTATTATTGAAGATCATTGGAGTCCTGGAAAAGTAATAGATGTATTTCATGATCAACTTAAACCTAAAGATATTGATGAACTAATGGAGGCGTCAACAACATCTGGTGAAAAGAGAAATTATACTGATGATGAAAATTCTCACCTAATGTTTGACAACACTATTGAAGAAATGTTAGGATATGCTTCTTTAAATGGTCATAACTTCTCAAAAAGCTTTACAGATGAAAACGGTAATATTCGTATTCTTAGAGTTTATTGGAAAAGTTTAAAACGTATTAAAAAGATTAAATATTATGATGAAGATGGTGAAGTTCAATTTAAACTTCGTTCTGAAGAATATTTAACAAATGAACAGTTAGGAGAAGAAGAAACTTCTTTCTGGGTTAATGAATGGTGGGAAGGAACTAAAATAGGTAAAGATTTATATTTAAATATGAAACCTATGGATGTTCAATATAATAAAATTGATAATCCTTCATATTGTCATCCTGGAATAATTGGTCAAATTTATAATACTAATCAAGGTAAGGCTGTAGGATTAGTAGATAGAGCTATCAGTTTACAATATTATTATGATGTTATAAATGATAGAACAAATAAAGCTATTGCTAACAATCATGGTAAAATCTTAGAATTAGATATTGCTAAAGTTCCAGAAAACTGGGATGTTGAAAAATGGTTACATTTCGCGTTTGTTAATAAAATTGCAGTTGTTGACAGTTTTAAAGTTGGTTCTGAAGGGCCTTCTACTGGAAAATTAGCTGGAGGAATGAGCGGGTTAGGTGGTAGAGTATTAGACCTTGAAACAGGAAACTATATTCAACAACACATCGCACTATTAGATTTTATTAAAAATGAAATGGGTGAAATCACAGGTGTTTCATCTCAAAGACAAGGACAGATTGAAAATAGAGAAACTGTAGGAGGTATTGAAAGATCTGTTACACAATCTTCTCATATTACTGAATATTGGTTCTTTAAACATGAAAATCTTAAACTACGTGTATTGAAAGCTTTTATTGAAGCTGCTAAATTTGCACTAAAAGGTAAATCTAAAAAAGTTCAATATATATTGGATGAATACTCTATTCAAATGTTAAATATTGAAGGAGATAACTTTAGTGAAAACGATTATGATATATTAGTTACAAATTCTCAAAAAGTTGCAGAATTAGAACAAATGTTGAAACGTTATGCTGAAACAATGGTTCAAACTACAGGAAGTTTAAAAACTATAATGGATATTTGGTTATCACCATCTATATCAGAGATGCGTAGAAAAATTGAAGAAGATGAAATTAAACGTAGTGAATCGGCAGCTGCTGCTCAAAAAGAACAAAATGAAATACTTAAAGAGCAACAAGAGTATGACCGTTCTTTAAAAGAAAGAGAATTATCTATTAAAGAAGATGAACTTGTATTAAAGAAATATGAGATTGATGCTAAATTAGATAATGAATTACAGGATAAAGATCGTGAAAGTGTTTTAAAAAATCGTGAATTAGATATAACTCATGAAAAGAATAAAACAGATGCAGCTAATAAAGAAAAAGAAATTAGTGTAAAACGACAACAAAAGAAAACTTAAAACAGCTATAAAGAAAAGTTTAAAACAAGTAAATAAACAAAAATTAATATTGACATTTATTAAAAATGTATTAACTTTGCATTAAAATTATATAACAATGGGAGAAGATGATAATTTAGATTTTACAATGGATATGTTCGATGACAATTTCGAAATATTCATGGACGATGTAGATCCGACAGATGATGAAGATGTTGAAGAACAGGAACATCAGGAAGATACTGAAGGAGATAATATAGAAGAAGATAATCTTAGCGAGGATGATAATCCAGAGGGAGTAGCTGAGGAAGAAGATGAAGGTGATGAAGAGTCTGATGTTAATGATGACGAATCTTCTCCCAATATATACAATTCTTTAGCAGGTGTTCTTTTTGAACAAGGACTCTTACCTTCATTTAAAGACAAGCTTGATTCAATTAAAACAATTGATGATTTAACAAAAGCATTTAAAGAAGAAATTAAATCAAATGAATTTAATGACTTAAGTGCTGATCAAAAAGAGTTTTTAGAATCAATTAGAGATGGTGTTTCACAAGAACATTTTCTCAAATATAAAGAAAACGAACAAATCTTAAATTCTATTACAGAAGATGCTGTAGAAGAAGATGTAGATTTAAGAAAAAATCTTATCTATCAGGATTTCATAAACACGGGATTAACACAAGAACGTGCAATAAGATTAACTGAAGCAAGTATTAAAAGTGGTTCGGACGTTGAAGATGCAATTGAAGCTTTAAAAAATTTAAAACTTTACGAGAAACAAAAATTTGAAATTGAGAAACAAAGTAAAGTTGAAGAAAAGAAAAAAGTTGCTGATTTAAATATAAAACGTGACGAAACAATAAAGAAAACAATTAAAGAAAAAAAAGATTTATTTAAAGGACTTGATATACCTGATGGTGTTAGAGAAACAACTTTAAAAACAATGACAACTGTAGTTGGTGTTGATGAAAAAGGTAAACCTGAAAATAAATTAATTAAATATCGAAGAGAAAATCCTGAAGAATTTGATGCAAAATTATATTTGCTATTTGAAATGACTAACGGATTCTCTGACTTATCTAAAATTAAAGCATCTAGTTCATCTAAAGCAATTAGAGAATTGGAAGACAATATAAGAAAATCTAATTTTATAGAAAAAGGAGGACAACCTGATTTTCTTAAAAAATCTGACCAATACTTTAGATTCGGAGACGAATTAGTATTATAAATAAATAATTATTAAACTAAAATTAACTTAAAACTAAATTATGAGTGTAGGAAAATTTGTGATGACCAAAGGAAAATCTTGGTCTGGACTTACTCTAAAAAATCACATCGGCGCTATTTTTGGTAATCAACCACAATTAGTATCTTCTCTACCCGTTGTTTTGTTACAAGCATCTGGTGTAAAAAACCTTGATACCACATTGTCTCAATTCCCAACTCACAAGTTGGAAACTTCTGATGACTTCGTATGGAAAGCACTTGGTAGTGACGAAAGAAACATACCACTTGTTGAAGCACGTTATGGTGGTTCTATTGTAGATGCAAACGATACTAACGTAGGTGAGGCAAGAGCAACTATTGAGCTTGTCTTTGGAGAAAAAATGTTTACTGATGTACAAGTTATCGGTGGTGAAAACCCTGATGTCTATCAATTTAGAATCTTAAAAGATCCTGAAGAAGAAGGCGGAAACTATGTGTATCTTGTAGAATTGTGGGGTGGACAAGAAAGTTTGCTTGGATGTCCTGGAACAGAACTTTTACCTGGTAAAAGATTCTCTGTTGAAAGTTCTTATGTTGAAGACGAATTGTCAACTAAAGGTTCTGGTATTTCTTTCAGTTCTCCATATTTAATGAGAAACAGTGTATCAACTTTGCGTATGGAACATAAAGTTTCTGGAGCAATGATTGACTACAAGGTAACTCCTGTATATTGGGGTAAAATTGCAACAAGAGATACTAAAACTGGAAAAGTACATGAATCTGCAACATGGATGCAGGAAGTTTACTGGCAATTTGAAAGACAATTGAGTCGTATTAAATCACGTACTCTAATGTTTGGAAAAACAAACCGTGATGAAAATGGTAGATACCTTAATAAAGGTGCTTCTAACATTGAAATTAAAGCAGGTTCTGGTATTAGAGAACAAATGGAAGTGTCTAACACCATCTATTATAATAAATTCTCAATTAGATTATTGGAAGATTTACTTTATGAATTATCAGAAGGTAAATTAGACTTTGACGAAAGAGTCTTTGTATTAAGAACTGGTGAACGTGGAGCTGCTCAATTCCATAGAGCTGCAATGACTACTGCTTCTGGTTGGACTAATTTAACTCAGAACAATCCTGCAGTAATTCAAAAAGCTGCTTCTCCGTTACATAGTAATGCATTTAAAGCTGGATTCCAGTTTACTGAATGGATTGCTCCAAATAACGTGAAGATTATGTTAGAAGTTGACCCAATGTATGATGATAAAGTACGTAATAAGAAATTACACCCAGACGGTGGTGTTGTTGAATCTTATCGTTATGACATCTTCAGTGTAGGATCAATGTCTGAACCAAACATCCAAAAAATCTCTATTAAAGGTGAAGATGAAATCCGAGGCTATATGGCTGGATTACGTAATCCTTTTGATGGTCGTAGAGGAGGAACTATGAATTATATGGAAGATTCTGCAACAATGACAGCTTTCTGGCAAAGTGGTGCATTAGTTCGCGATGCTTCTAGAACAGCTTCTTTAGTAGCTAACGTATAAACTAAAAAAGGCTTTAAGGGGTGGCCTTAATCACCCCTTTTTATTAATAATTTAATTGGGAGAAGTAATGGAATCAGTTTTTAAATTACCAGAACGCAAGGTCGTTGTAAGGTACATCAAGAGAAAAAAAGGAATGGCTTCGGGCAGTCATATTGGTGAAGACCATATTATATCAGGAGGTATGTTGGAAACAGCAACTAAGAGATACAGCCCTAAAAGACTTAGAAATGGCGCTTATGCAAATGTTTTAACTGCCGTAGAAAAGGAATATTTAGAAAAAGTTACAGGTTTAAATCTATCAGTATATAGTGATTATTGGGAAAATAATCTTGTATTACTAAGAAAACAAGATAATGAATTTTATCTTAATAAACCTGAAGATTATATCGCTGTTAAAATTCTAGAGACAAATACAGATAGAGTTGCTGTAGGATGGGAAAACAGAGACAAGTCTTTAACTTATGAATTTGTGATTATGGAAGAAGGTGAAGAAATGCGTTCTGACAAAAAACAATTCGATGTTACTAAAAGAGCATGGAAGGAATATTCAAAAGTAGAAGACGATAAAGAAAAATTAATAGGTATTATAAAGTTACTAGAAAATAAACCAATTGCAAATAATTCTTCATTAGAATGGGTGCAAAATAAAGTTGAGAAATTAGTAAGTGAAAGACCTAAAGATTTTGTGAATTTAATAACTGATAAGTCATTTGACACAAGGTTATTGATTACAAAAGGATTAGATACAGGAATTCTAGTTAGAGAAAATAGTAAATATTATACTGCTGATGGAATTGAATTGTGGGATAATGGACAAAACTCCTCTTTTGCAAATACTGTACTATTCTTAGATGATGTAAAACATCAAGATATTAGATCATTAATAGAAGCAAAATTACACAATACTAAAGAATAATGACAACATTAGAATTTTCTAACGAATTTGATATCTCTTATGATAATGTTGCTTCTAAGAATGCACCAGGATTAGATTTGTATGAAAAATCTGTATATCTAACAAGAGCACAACTTGAGTTAGTTAAGAATAAATACAATCCGAAAGGAAATAAATATAATAGTGGATTTGAAGGTTCACAAAAGAGAATTAATGATTTAAAGGAATTAGTTGAACCGTATTCAAGTTCTACATTTTTTCAAAATTCAAATAATATCTCAAGTACTGCGAAGTTTACAAAAGTACCAAATGATTTATTTCTCATTATATACGAAAATATTGAATTTGACACAACAAATACGTGTCTACAAAATAGAAAAATAAAGGTTGTCCCTAAAACCCACGATGAATACAATCGTCAGATTTCAAATCCTTTTAAAAAACCATCGGAGGAATTGGTCTGGAGATTAGAAATTTCTAAACAAGGTGAAGATAAAATTGTAGAAATTGAAAGTACTATACCTGTAAAAAATTATTATTGCAGATATATTAAATTTCCAAAACCTATAATTTTAACAGATTTAAGTTCTGGAGATTTTACAGAAATGGGTTTATCTATAGATGGTTTTACAAATGAACAAGGTTGTGAATTACATGAAAGTGTGCACCCTGAAATAATTAATAGAGCTGTTGAAATGGCAGTTTTAGATTATAAAGATGGTAGACTAGAAAGTAAAGTACAATTAAATCTTAGAAATGAATAATAATTAAACAATTTAAAAATGAGTGTTTTTGGACCTAAACAAGTTGAGGAACTAATTATCGGTAGCGCAATGGCTACTGAAACCACTGTTGGTGCATTTGTTGACACAGCTTCTGATAAAGAAATTGCAGTGTTAGCTCGTGATGGCGGTGCTCTTGCGGAAGGTAAGAAATTTTATGTTTTGCAAAAAACATCTGGCAGTTCTGCAAAAGGATTGAACTATGAATTTTCAGATGAAATTGATCCAAAATTAATAGACAAAGTTGTTGTTAAAGCATATGCTGCTGAAGTACAAAAGAAAGTAACTGTTACATTTAATGCAACTGTTGCTACTAATTCAGTATATGAAGTAATGATTCGTCTATTTAATGATGGTGGAACCCTATCAGTAGAGAATTTCAGACATATTGTTGGTAGTTATGTTGTTGGTGCTACGGCTCCTGCATTAACTGTCGTAATTGCTGGAATTAAAGATACATTGGAAAAATCATTACTTAAAGAAGGTAATGGTATGTTTACAATTACCTCTACTTCTACAACTTTAGTAATTACTTCAAATGAACAAGCAGTTGTTCCTGGTAAAATCGTAGGAAGACCTGTTGAATTTGAAGTAGAAGCTTTCTCTAAATTAGAAGACATGTCTGGTGTAAATACTGGATTATTGACTGTAGCAACTACTATTGATCCACATCCTGGTGTTGGAACTGGTAAATATGCTGTAAATTTGGAATGGTTTACTAAAGGTTATAAATATGATGTATATCGTGAAAATGGATATCCTGTAAATTTTGCTACACCTGTGTATGCTAATTCTACTGGAACATATAACGTAATCCACATATTATATAAATCTCAAAGAACTTCTACTGTTGTTGAAAACCAACATAAAGTATTAACTATCTTGGTTAAAGAAGCAGTAGATGTATCAACTGAAGTTGATAAAGTTATTGGTGCTCTTGAAACAGTTACTGGTCTTACAATCGGTATCCTTGACTTAGGCGCATAATTAATTTTATTTTATAAAATCAGGGGTATTTCTACGTTTGTAGGATACCCCTATTATAATATATAGACATGATATATATCAATTTATTACAAATCGCTGAAGACCAACAGTCTATAAATGTATCTGTCTCAACAAATGTTGGTGATACAATAACTTCTGTTAAGTATTGGTCACGTTCAACATACAAAGATTATTCTCAAGCATTAGATTTAACATCAAAACTATTAGGAACATCTAATCAAGAAGTATTTTCAATAACACTTTCTGATGTAGGTGAAGATCTTTTTGATGATGTATATTTTGTAGAATTTACAAGTTCTAATACAGATATAGCATGCCCAACATGTCCTGGAAATACATTACTAGGAATTGCTGCTAAATTTTCAAAATATCAAGAATGCTTGTTAAATAAAGTTCTTCAAGAATATGACAGTTTCAATTATGAAGAATTAAAAAATTGTAATAATATTAACAATACGTTTATATTATTAGAAAATGTAAAAATATCATTCCAGTCAGGATATTATACTGAAGGAATTTTATTATTAAATATTTTAGATAAATTATGTACTGGTACAAATTGTACATCTTGTCAAGATTTACAAACACCAATATACTTTTCAGGACTTAATTATTCTATATTAGATAACGATTTAACACTGTTTTAATGGATTTTAATACATTTAATAAGGTTAATGTTGCATCAGCTATAAAAAATGTCTCTAAGGCCAAATTTACAGGTACGTTAGAGATATCTGATTTGACATTATTTAATATAATTGGGTATCTGTTATTCAACAATATTTATAGAACATTTGAAGAAAAAAGTAAATTAGAATTTTTTCTAATTATGCTTCAAAATAGATCAAGTAAACTATGTAAAATTAGAAACTTTAAATCTACATTTTTTTCTGTTCCTAATACAATAACTTTTAATAATGTAAATGATTTATATTATGGTGGTATTGTAAGTGGTAATGATGCACCAGTAATAACAAATATAGCATCAACAGAAGCAAACAGTTTTTATTTTGATAACCAAACATTTGTTGATCATTTCACAGATGTTAACAATGACGAATTATCAAAATTATGCATTCTAACATTACCAACACATGGTGCATTAGAATTATTAGGAGTACCTATTGTAGTAAATCAAGAGATAGATGTGGATTCTATCGATTTAATTAAATATACTCAAACAGAATATAGTACAACAGATACATTTACTTTTAAATGTCAAGATAATAACACAAATCCTTTATATAGTAACATGGCAACATTTACAATAAACATCGTCGAACCTATTAATTTACCGCCTTCATTAGTTGGTGAATTTGATTTATCTGTAGATAATTTAGAATTATATGAATTTACTGCGGATAATTTTACAACAGATACCACTCCAGTATATGCAGACCCAGAACTTGATGATGCTTATAAAATAAAATTTACAAGTTTACCAAAAGTTGGAGAATTAAAATATAATGGAATATTAGTTACTGTAAATCAAGAAGTTCTGTTATCTAATTTAGCAACAATAGCTTTGACCTATTCTGCAAGTTTACCACAAGGTAGTACTGGAGATACTGATAGTTTTAATTTCAGTCTATCTGACACAGGTTCACAATTATTTACAACAGGTGGTAGTGTTAATATTACAATAGGCGCATATATAAATCAACCTCCTACATCTGGAAACTATAATGATGTTGTTGATGAAGGTGAAATATTGACAATAACTTCAGTAATGTTAACTACATTTACAACTCCTCCATATTCAGATCCTGAAAATAATCCTCCATTGAATCTTAAAGTTACATCTTTACCAACTGCTGGGTTATTGAAATTGAATGGAATTAATGTTATAGATGAACAAGTTATATCTTTTACTGATATTGATAATAATTTATTGACATATGTTCAAGATCCTGATGCTGGTGGAACATCTATAAATTTTGGGTTTTTAATACAAGACACATTGTCTGGACAATTTGGATAATCTATGGGAACATTTGGTATTGATATATTGCAATCAGAGGTTAATGGAATTTACGAAAATGCAATAGCTGGAGAAGATATGAAAAAAGGAAGTGTTTGTTATTTAAAAGATAATAAATATTACTTAGCATCAGCTACTACACTAACTACATGCGAGACAGAGTTAAGAATTGCTTTAGCTGACATCACTGAAAATAATTTTGGATTATTTTTGATACGTGGTAAGATTGCACTATCTGAAGGATATACACAAAATAATTTAGCATATGTTTCAGATACAGATGGTTTAATTGAAGAAGATATTAATAATCTAACAACATATCTTAGAAAAATTGGTACTTTTTACACAAATACAATTTTAGAATTTAATCCTGATGAAACTGTAATTAAATTAGATGGTAGTGAAATTAATAATATAACTCTTTTTAATACCACACCCGAAGCAGAAACATTAAATGATACTGATAAATTTCTAATTGAACAAGGTGGTGTTTGGAAGCAAGCTTTATTGGGTGACATAAGGTCAAAATACACTGTATTTAATTTACCACATTTTCAAGTAGGAAGTTCAAATGTAAATTTATGGATGAAGCATTTACATTATATGAATAATATTGTTATCAATGATTCAACGGGTCAGTCAGACATTAATAACGTGGTATTAGATAGAAATACTTGTGTTTACAAGTTTGAAAATAAATGTAAAATAGTAAACGTAAAGATAAAAATGAGCAT